ATAGACATGAATACGATGCTACATAAGCATTTTGGCGATAAGTACGGCGTTTATGGCAATAACTGGTTTAATGTAGCCGGAAACTATAATCATTCACAGGCTGAGGAGTCAAAAGCATATAGAGCTACAAAGATAGCCATTAACCTGAGCCATTATGATGAGGACTCTTATAGTTCTGATAGGATTTATAGAATACTAGGCTCAGGTGCGTTCTGTTTATGCAAGGCTTATCCTAATATGCCTTTTATAGATCATGTTCACGTTAGGACATGGAATAGTCTATATGATTTAATGGTATTGCTAAGATACTATCTAGATGACCATAAAGAGGAGCGGGATCTAATAGCAAAGCAGGGCAATGAGTTTGTTAAGGCTAATTATACATTTGATAAAATGGTAAAGAATTTAATAGAGATATATGAGCAAAATTAAAGTATTAGGATTTATGACTATACACTATGCAGGTGACTATCTGCGTGAGGCTCTTATGTCAGTTGTAGATCATGTAGATAAAATGGTAATTGCTTATAGCATGATGCCATCGCAAGGTCATGGAACGCTATTGCAATGCCCAGACTCAGAGGGTTATATATTTAGCATTTGTCAGGATGTACTAAAGGATAAAATGATTTGGGACCGAGCAGACAGGTACGGAGCTGAGAGTGAACATAGATCGGTAAAGTACAAATACTCTGATGGCTATGATCTGGTATTGACAGTAGATTCAGACGAAGTTTATAAATCGGATGAGTTACAGAAGTCTTTTGAGTATGCTTATTGGGGCGTAGATCGGTTTTATGGAGTCGATGGATTTGTAAACTTTTGGCGCTCTTTTGACTATGCTTGTTATGATGGCTTCAGACCGATTAGATTAGAAAACCTGCACAGAAAAGAACATACTCAGAACTTAAACCTAAAGCAGACTATCTATCATTTTAGCACCTGTCAGCCTGAGCCGATTATGAGATACAAGTATAATGTTTTCGGTCATGCTCATGAGGTTAGAAAAGACTGGCTAAATGATTGTTTCTATAAATGGAAACCTAATAACCAATTTGATGATGTGCATTGTGTAGCGTTAAACTTGTGGAATCCTGTTAAGTTTGACAAATCAGTTTTACCTAGCTATTTAAAAAGCCATCACAATTATAACAAGGTTTTAGTATGAATGCAGCTATAATTATTGATGACCGAGAAGATGTCGCTCAGGAAGCAATCCAAAGGCATAAAAGGTTTATACCGAAGTCATGGGATATCTTTCATATTCAACCGCCCTATGCAGGTGGCATTTACTATATAAAAACTCCTAGAGTATATAACTCTATATTAACAAATCCTAATTTTTGGCAAGGCTCACGATATGACAGGGTGCTAATATTTCAGCATGATTCTGGATTACTTAAAGATGGCATAGAGGAGTTTTTAGAATGGGACTTTATAGGATCGTGGATTAAAAACATACCCGGTTGCATGAATGGAGGTTTAAGCATACGCAATCCTAAAGTTATGTATGATATATGCTCAAAGCATCCGTACAAAGGGATGGAAAAAGATGGTAATGAAGATATTTACTTTACTAATAAGATGCGTGAATTAGGCTATAAGTTACCTGATAAGGCAACCTGCAATAAGTTTGCAGTTGAAACAGAGTTTGAGTATGGCTCAGTAGGTTATCATGCAATAGATAAGTACCATAAAAATTATAACCTTTTACTAAAGCAGTATGATTGATAAAATATTAAAAGTAAGCGCAGAGGAGTTAAACCAAATTAATCTGTCTAAGTATCTAAAAAGTACCGATAATCTAGGCTTCCCAAAGGGATGGTTTTATATGGATGCTGGACTTGAGCATTACAGATTACTAGCTTATATAAGCACTTTATATAACGGAGCTACTTTGCTAGACATTGGAAGCTATCAGGGCAGTTCTGCCATAGCTTTGTCATTTAATAAAAAAAACAAAGTTATTAGTTATGACATTGAGCATCAGGCAGAGATAGCGGATATTAAAATACCTAACATAGAATTTATAAAAGGCGATGTTTTGAAGTATGAGATTACTGCTCCTTTTATCATGCTAGATACTTACCATGACGGCGAGTTTGAGCAGGAGTTTGCTGATCATCTGCTAGAGATTAATTACAAAGGCTTAGTGATGTTTGATGACATTCATTTAAATAGCGAGATGAGTAATTTCTGGAATGCATTAAAGAACGAAAAATACGATTTAACACATATAGGACATCATACAGGTACAGGCATAGCTATTTATGATTAATTTATTTACATCAATTTATACCGATAAAAGCGCAATTAGGCAAAAGGAATTAATCTACTGCCTAAATAAAAACATAGAGAATGCGCATATAGATAAGATTTATCTCTTTGTTGATGGATTTGTAGAGCTGCCAAATTCTGACAAATTAGTCATTATACCATTTCAGCGACCTACCTATCGTGACTTTTTTAACTTAATTGATAGAACAGTCACAAGCAGGGATGATATATCAATGGTCGCAAATACAGATATTTATTTTAATCATACTCTTAGCCAGTTGACTTTAAATGAGAGGCAATGCATAGCGCTGAGTAGATGGGATGATAAGATCGGAGGCTTAAAGTTACATAATGAGCGCTTTAGTCAAGATGTCTGGATATTTAAGGGCAAGATGCGCAATGTTAATTTCTGTGACTTTTATTTAGGCATACCGGGTTGTGATAATCGGATTGCTTATGAGTTACATAGTGCAGGTTATGCGCTTTATAATCCGGCTACAAGAATACAAGCTATACACTACCATAGAAGCGATCTGCATAATTACGATGGCAGAACATTAAAGATACAAAGACCATATCTGTTTATTCCTGTAACATGAACATTTTACTAAGTCCAGGCATTTACTTACCTCACCAGAGAGCAGGATCTGAAATCTATTTGCATCGGGTTGTAACCTATCTAATGAGCAAAGGTCATCAGGTTAAGGCGGTTACTAGATGTCCTGAAAATTATACGTTTGAAGGCATACAGGTTTACAAGGCTAAAGATAATTACAAGCAATGTCATAATGATTTATGGGACTGGGCAGATCTGGTTTTTTGTCAACTATCAGGCACTTACTATGCAATGAATAAGCAAAGGCTAAAAGCTAAAAAGGTTATAAACTTTGCTCATAATAACGTAGGCTATCCGCAGGTAAATATTAGACCGAATACTTATACAGTTTACAACTGTGAGAATACAAAGCGAGAATTAAATTACAATCAAGAAACATATACTTTGTATGCTCCAATAGATTACAGAGATTACTCAACTGCTAGACCAGATGCTGAGTATGTTACGCTGATAAATCATAACGAAAACAAAGGCGGTCAGATATTAATAGAGATTGCAAAGCGGATGCCTAAAACAAAGTTCATGGCAGTACAAGGCGGTTACTATCATCAGATCAAAGACGAAAAGGTCAGGAATATAAAATATGTACCTTTAATTGATGATGTGCGCAAATATCTAGCAATGACTAGAGTGCTAATTGCACCTAGTGAGTATGAAAGTTATGGAATGGCTCAAATAGAAGCTCTGTGTTGCAATATTCCTGTTATATGTTCTGATATACTAGGTTTTAGAGATAGTGTCGCAGATGCAGGGATATTCGTTGAGAGAAACAATATAGATGGTTGGGTAGATGCTATTAGTAACATAGATACAATCCAGACTAAGAAAACACCTTTGGAAAGGGCAAAAGAATTAGATCCTGTCAAGGAATTGCCAAAGTTTGAAAATTGGTTAAATAAAATTAGTAATTTAGCGATTATATAATGGAAAAAAAAGAGTATCTAAAACAACCTTTTAAACCTAAAGAGAATGAATCAGTTAAACGTAGTGAGCCTAGCAGATGCAAAGATGTATCTGAGACTAGACCTAGACTATACAATAGAAGATGGCTTAATTACATCATTGATAAAATCTGCGGTAAATCAAGCTGAGCAGTTTACGCTACAAGTATTATGGCAAAGGCAAATGAGTTTAATTACGCCTGTATCTGGTGCAGTTAAAATATATGAATATCCTTTGATCTCGGTTGAAACTGTGGTTGATCCTGATATGGTTTCGCTAACATTCGAAACAATCGAAACGCAAGGCTTTACAGAGGTCATATCAGATACGGCGGGATTTAATACAGTTACGTTTGTCGCAGGTTATGGTTGGAATTATGAGGGCGGATCTGATGTGCCAGATGATATTGAAACGGCAATTAAAGAAATGATAGCTTTTTATTATGAGAACAGAGATAATCCAGTTGTGGGAATGCCTACGATTGCAACTTTGTTACTATCGCCTTACAGACGCATAACTCTATTCTAATGAATCCGGGCAGATTAGATAAACGCATTACATTTGGCACGTTCACATCAGTTGAAAATGCCTATCAGGATTACGTGATTACGTTTGTGCCTGTTTTGGCTACATGGTCAAATATAAAGCCATACGATGGCAATAGACAGTTACAAGCGCAAGAGCAGGTCATAAATCAGGTCTTTAGGTTTACAATCCGTTATAGAAAAGACTTTGCACCGACTAAGGACATGCGAATCCTTTACGAGTTAAATTTTTTTACTATTCATTCAATTAGAAATGTAGATGATACATTCAGATTTTATGAGATATTGGCATCTGTAACGGATGATAATAATGGCGTCTAAAATAAATATTTCAAAACTATTATCTCAGATTTCTGCCTTTGGTCACGATGCTAATAGGTCGGCAGTTTCTGTTACTAATGAAACTACTCAAAGCATGGTGACTCAGGCTCAATTAAGAGTCACAAGTAATGAAAGTGTAGATAAAGGTCAGTTAAGATTAAGCATCGGTAAAACAACTGCTAGAGTTGGCTTTAATAGATCATTCTTTTTTTCTAATGCACCTTATTCAGCTTATGTTGAATTTGGTACAGGTGATGGCGTTATAATACCAAATGGGTATTCAGATTTAGCAGAACCTTTTAGGGGCAAAGGAATCAGGATTAGAAATTATCCTGCTAAGCCTTTTTTTATTCCTAGCTACTTAGAAGGAATCCAACAATACCCTAAAGATTTAAGAAAAGTATTAGAAGTTCAAACACGAAAATATAATGCAAAAAAATA